ACCCACATTGCTGCAAAATGTCTGCAAATTACCTGACGAATTGAAAACATTTGTTAGTTCATTCATTACTCGAAAGGTAAAAATGTTTCTTAATAAAGGGTTGCATCTTGAAAATCACCAGTTTATAAGAGATTATATAAGTTGTTGCAGATTTGAAAGCTATATAAGAGACGTTATTAGGAAGGATCACGCCTTTGTATTTAATAATTTGTTAGTTCATAACATTGACAAGTGGATAAAATGGAAGAGTTATTTGTTCCGAGATTGTATTTACCTAAATTACCTGGTATTCTTGAATTTCTATTGCATTGATAATAGTTCTACAAAATGCCGTGAATTAATACAACAAAAAATAGAAGAACTTGGTTTGAGTAAAAATCAACATAAAAAGAACCTAATAAAATATATACAATAATATACAATGGATATAATCGATGTCAATAATTTGTTAGGTAGAGAAGATGAAGCCAACAAAATGAAGGCCATTTTAAAGGACTTTGAACTTAACAAACACAACTTAACAACCAAAAAAGGCATCTATATATACGGCGATCCTGGCTCAGGTAAGACGACGTTTGTGACAAAAATTTTGAAAGAATTGGATTATGATGTCGTCAAATATGATGCCGGTGATATTCGCAATAAGTCAATTATTGACACGATTACAAAGCACAATATGTCAGACAAAAATATTATGAGTTTGTTTCACAAGAAGGTTAAGAGAATTGCAATTGTGATGGATGAGATTGATGGGATGAATAATGGTGACAAGGGTGGTATTAACTCGCTAATTAAAATTATCAGGCCCAAGAAGACGAAAAAACAGCGACTAGAAGAGATAACATTGAATCCAATTATATGCATTGGCAATTATCATATTGATAAGAAAATCAAGGAGCTAATGAAGGTCTGCAATGTGATAGAACTTAAGCCGCCAACCAAGATTCAAATGAATAACATTTTAAATCTTATGATTCCAACTATTGATGAAAGTATGCGAACTAACATAATTCACTTTATTCAAGGTGATTTAAGAAAAATGACAACCATTTATGAACTATATAAGAACAAACAAGACATACTCAATAACAATATTATTCAGAATATATTTCTAATGAAGTCGTATAATGACGACACACGCCAAATTACAAAGAAGTTGATTAATAGCCATTATCCAATTGAAGAACATCTAACAATTATGAACGAGACAGACAGGACAATTGTCGGATTATTGTGGCACGAGAATATTATTGATGTTCTTGGTAAATTGGATAAAGATGAGGCGATTCCTTTTTATTTGAAGATATTGGATAATATGTGCTTTGCAGATTACATTGACCGCATCACATTTCAGAAGCAGATTTGGCAGTTTAATGAGATGAGTTCTTTAATTAAGACATTTAAAAATAACCAACTGTATCACGAGTTATTCCAACAAATTAATGCAAAGAAGAAGAATAAACAGAAGTTCAATCCAGCAGAGGTTAGATTCACAAAGGTACTAACAAAATACTCGACGGAATACAATAATTCCATATTTATTCAGAATTTGTGCCAGCAATTGGCAATGGATAAGAAGGATATGTTTGCATTTTTCTTGGATATTAAGAACAAATATCCGGCTGGAGATAATGAGATATTGACACTGTTTGAGAATTATGATATATCCAAATTAGATATTAATCGTATTTATCGGTATTTAGATAAGTACACAAAGGAGGATGCAGAGGATACGGAGGATATTGTAGTGTCGGAGGATGAACACGAGGTAGACTAATTCCACCTTTAAGAAAGGTGGAGCCAAACAATCCCTTTATTTTTACTTATTAATTAAGTATTTCAATTATGAATTTATTATAAAATAATTTATACTTTAAAGCATAAATTATTATTTGAAACCGGATTTGTTTCTAAAATATTCTCAAATAATGGTTTGGCTCCACCTTTTCAAAGGTGGAAAAAAGGTGGATTAGACAATCAATCCAAGCTCCTTCTTAAATTTGATGCAATCATAATACCAATTGCCCTTCGCAGTCATATCAATTGTTTGAAACATATGGTTCTCATATTGTTCAGGTGAGTCATAGAACAAAGAAAGAGACTCCTTCATTCCATTCTCTCCAGTGCAGAGAGCGACCGAGAAAAACAAGTCCTGCTCTTTGCTGCCAACTCTGTAGTCATATCTCTCACCAGTCACAGCATTTCGTATTTTAGTTCCCATAATTCCGCTACCATAAAGATTAATATGAACCTTCTTGTAATACTCCTTACCATCATCATTCTTTACCATTGTATCCATATCAAGAACTTTTCTAGTAACACGCTGGAAATATTTGTCATTCCTCTGCAGCTGTCTTTTCGCCTCCAGTATTCTATCATTGGTGTTTAACGAATTGGCGTCATTGTTATCATTGTCGTAATACGGCATCTTTTACTTGCTATTATATACTAATAAGGACAGTTGTCTTTATATTATTTGATTAAATAATAATTATTTAGATTTATCTATATCCTTATAGATTGCTAGCTCCGTATTGAGGTCTTTAATTTTCTTCAACAGTTCACTTATTAAATACACCTTGTCTGCAATTTGCTTATCATAATGTTTCCGTAATTCGTCAATTTGTTGATTGCCTTGGAGTTGTTGTTGATTACCTTGCTGGTGGTTGCCTTGTGATTGATTTGAGAAAATACGGCTCTGAGCCATTAACATTTTATTATGGTCTTCTAATCTGCGATTGCGTTCCTCTTCCATTTTTTTGATTTGCTCCAGTAATTTGGGTTTATGTTCTGGCTTCCCTGGTTCGTAATTTGTTAGTAATTCATTCATATCAACCATATAAAATTGCTTCAATACTGGGTCCTTGATGAAATCATCGACTGTATAACGGGACAACTTTGTTTTGGTTGCCTCCATATTTTCCAACATCTTCTCTTTATTTAACGAATTATGCTTATGAGAAAAGACCATAATTGATTTTAACGTGTCCAGTTGCTTCAAGGGAATAGTGTAATTCTTTAAAAAGTGTCGCTCTTCTGCCAAAGCATTTTCTTCATTGTAACTCGTCTCCAATAACAGCTCCTTTTTAAAGGCAAATGTTGCTGCTGTTGCGTGAAACTCTTTGTAAGGTCCACACTGGTATACCTGATTCCTTGAATCAAAATAAAAGTGCATTTCGCTGCTACCTGCAACGAGGACTTGTGAGTTTTCAAGTAATGTCTCGACTGCGTGTGATATTCGCTCTGGCGGATAATAGTCATCGTCATCCATATAAATAATAATATCGCCTTTGCATTTTTTATGCATCAGATTGCGCTTCTTACCTAGTAACATTTTTTCCTCATAATAAAAGTATTTGACTTGCTCAATATCCTTTACTAGGTCTTCAATTGGATCTGTACCGTCGTCAATGATAATCCATTCTATACGCTCCTTTGGATAGGTTTGATGCTCAAAACATTTTATCATAAAAGGAATGAATGGTCTACGGTTGAATGTTGGAGTGCATATACTAACAAATGGTAACACTTCTGAACCCGAACCAGACACCGAATCTGAGTCGGAATCGTTATCATTATCACATTGACCTATATTTGTACTAGTATTAAGATTTGTACTCGTATTTGCATTCGCACTTTTTGAATTTTTATTCTTATTTTTGTTCTTCTGTTTGTTTTTTTTGTTGTTAGATTTGGTCATCTTTAATAAATGATATAGTTATTTATTATTTAAATTATAATTGTGAAATAACTACAATTTAAATTCCTTAAACAAGCCTTATGTTGTATTCTTTTGTTGCATTAGGTTCCGCTTGTGTTTTGTGATTGCGACGTGAATGATTTTTTTTGCCACCACCAACTATTAATGGTACTAGGGTTTTATTTGTGCCATTAAGATCTAAACCTTTTATTACCTCTTCAAAAACTTTTTCACTTGCTATTAAGTCTAGGCCCTTACTTATAAAGTTATCATAATCTTGAATACTCTTAGTAACTTGAGCCGTAGGTTCAATTATTATATCAATAAACACATCTTTATTACCAAAAACCGTTGTCATTAATTTACCAATTGTACTTTCTAATTCCATAAATGTTTCATTGTATTTCAAATTATTTTTGATTGTGTTAATTCCAATCTTAGATAAGAGAGAATTATCCTTCGGTACACCCAAAGTTAGGTCTGGTTTAGGAGCAGAAGTATCCTTATTAGTTTTATTCCTTTCAACGCTTTCTGTTATAATATCAATAATCTTAGGTCTTACTTGATAAATTGCCGTTTCAGCTTTTTGTAAACTTTTCATTAATAGGAAAAACGGGTTACCGGGGAGACCCGTTGTATCTTTTGGTAAAGTTTTTAAAATCACAGCTGTATCTATGTTAGCAAAACCTTGTAAACTGATTAAACATTGTTTATTTGCTGTTTGTAATGCAACTACATATTTTTGTAAATATTTTAATTGTGCGTTTAATTTTTGCACTTGAATTTCCTCTGGGTCGCTAGTATCTAGTAACAGACTCTTCTTCCCAAAATCAGCACCGTTAAAATATTGTTTTGCAAGATTATTAGCATCCTCATTTAACTTTTGGAATCCAGTCATTTGTTGTAATTCTGTCACTTGTGCTGTTGTGTAAACACCACTTGCTATCTTCATTTTATCATTACAGCACAAATATGCCTTTGATAATATTTCTTGCGATTGACTTTGAGTATTGTGAAGACTGTCTTTGTTATTATACACCAAGTCAGCAATTTTGGCTTGAATTTTTTCAATAGCATCCTTATTATTGTCACATTCATCACCTTCATCTTCTGCATCTAATTCATCATCATCATTCGATTTTGAATCTGTATCCGGGTCCATTGGTATCTGCGTATTATCACCTGGAGACTTTTTAGACACAAATATGTTACAAAATACAATGGCTAATATAATCGAAATAAATATAGCAGCAAAATAATAAGTTCCAAGAAAAATATTGGCCTGCATTAACAAGTTAACAATCGACAATGCCACTAAATAAGTTCGTTTGTAGGCAAATGAATCACGAATAAAGTTCATAATACCTTTTAATCCTGAATCCCCACTTCCAGAATCATCGCTCGAAAAGTCATCTTCAAGTTTTAACTTATATTTTATACCCACTGTTTTGAATATTGTATAAAATGTTGTATATATTGGCGATACCAATAATGAAGAGATCATAAAGTAAATTGAAATTAACATATAGAAAAAGATAAATTTTAAAACAAACATAATGTTCTCCCACCAAGTAATATCATCTGGTTCCTTTTTAGATGCTAAACCCAAAACTTTAAAGATACTAGCTGGTGGTTCTTCAAAATCAGTTTCACCATTTTCCTTTCGAGTCTTCCTCTTTAACCAACTAATTCCCGTATGTAAACTTCCATCAACACCCTTTTTAGCTAACGCAGAAATATGAGCCCATATACTAGTGAAGACATTCACTATCATAAAAATTGGGAAAAAGATTGACCCTAACATTCCAAAAAAAAGCATAAATAGTGTTTCATTCCATCCAGAAAATGCGCCAAAAACAGTTTGAATAAATGAAAAACCGGCCGATATCATTTGATTCATTGATTCAGATTTCCATCTAGCAAAATTGCTTACCTCAATTCCTTTGGCTTTATTAGTCTCTTCATCTTGCGCCTCCCATAAGCTTCTCATACGTGAACCCTTGAAACTTTTGTCAAACGATTTGTCGTCAAATTTTGCTTGTTGACAGAATTTACTGATTGCTGGCATCCAAATACCTAAGCCTTTAAAAGGAAATTCTCGCACTAAATTCATCATTATAACTTCTGGTCTTTTTTCGGGGTCAGGATTTGGTGTGCAAGTATATGGTTTAAATTCAATGTTAGTAGGTATTATTTTTGCCGCCGCAATTTTAGTAAAATAAAGACCAATAGCACCAAGAGCAACAAATACTAATATACCAGCGGTTGATACTGCAAAGTTAGCAAAGAATTTTGAATACTGTGGGTCTTTTGTTGGATCTGATTGAGTTGATGTATCTTTTAAATCATCTATTTCATCTGTTGACATTATTTATAATAAATATATATTAAATTTATTATCCCGTTCCTTAAATATAATTTATTTTGTTATTGTATAATGAATTTATCAATAACAAAATTTTTGATTACAAATAAAACGAATATTTTGTTAGCCGGGTTATGTGTTTTATTTGCCTGGTTAATTATCAATTGGTTTCGATATCTAACCAATAATTATTTTATATTGAAAGGAACTAACAATATTGGGCAAGTAGAAGGATTTCAACCGAATACTTATGAATCAATTGCATATGACAATCCAAATACACCATTGACTACACACACAGTTGATTTATCAATCAATACCAATTTTAGTTGCAGTAATTTCTGTGGCCCAAAAAACACTTGTTCAAAAAATCCAGAAGTCCAATGTTCTACTGATGTAGATTGTTGGAAATTTGGCTGCCAGTCATTGCTAAAGCCGCCTACTAAAAAAGAAGTAGAAGATATTGAATTTGGTGCTGAACCAGATAATGATGCTGGCATACTAACATTTAATCAGACACCACAATACTCGTCATTAACAACAGATATTGGAACAAAAGCAACTGTTATTAATACAGATGAGGCTTTACCTAGAGTGTATGAAGGTATCCCTGTATGGCAAAATATGTATGATAAACAGGCACGAATGCTTGATGATAAGTTAGCATATCAATATTCTGCAGAGCCAGAAGAATATAGGACGGCTCCATTTTACCCAGTGGCAACGACGATTACTGGTGCGTTCTATGACATAGGCCCGACTCCTTCGAACTCTGACATTACCCTTTAATCCACCTTTTCTAACGTAGTAAAGAAAGCGTTCAGCGTAGCAAAGAGCCAAAATATAATATATTATTTTTAACTTAAAGACGGAAATATGAAATTCAATCGGATGGTTTTTCTATGTCGCATACATCAGACCCACATTTCCACCAATAAAGTGAACCAAATTGATCCGCTCTTCAAACAGCACCATATTAAAATTGTAATCATAAATGCGCCAAGTAGGTTTATTAACACCGATAATGTTGCCTGTTTGTGGGTCACAAATGGTTAAACTCTGCGCCAAGGGGTCCAGTGGTGGTATAATGGTCGTGAATTCCATTTCTATTTGCGTAAACCGATTCATATTTATTGCACCCGATGGCTGCAAATTTGAATTATTAGAATGGATGCTAAAATTGTAGCAATAGAGGCCAGACGGGGCATTACCACTTGTCCTAGTATATTTCTCAATGTAGTTATAAATACCCGCTGGTTGAATATTCTCACGATACGAACCATCTAACAAAATACCCATTGCAACCAATATTTGCTTTTCATTTTCAGGCGAATAATTGGATGTTACTAGTAGACCAGTCAGGTTGCCATTTACATTAACACCGGGTCCTATATACGTAGGTGTTTGTACACCACTTCCATCCGTTCTGTAAACCAAATAGGTTCCTTCTGCAGAAGCCTGAACCACATCTAGAGGCATATAATTATAAGGCCAATTGGAGTAATTGGACCATTCGTTTCTCAAATTTGCATCACTGCGTTGAAAATAGAACATCCAATTTGATACCATACCGAGGGAATCTAACGCCACCTTGTTAGGACCCGTCACATTATAAAATATCTGCTCGTGCACTTGTTTTATTAAATATGTCTGGTCTTCCATAGCAAATAGACGCTCCTCATCGTTGGATAAGAAACCATATGTGCAATTCAAGTGCACATCTGCATTCCACAAGGTTCTTATATCCGTAAATGATGTAATTCCAACATCAATATCTGGTGGCGGCTGCAAGAAACGGTATAACTGCATATACCAAGTATTAAAATTCGGTGCAACATAAGGATAATTAAAGGTATAATCAAAAACGTCACGAATTTGAAACAGCTGATTAATGGGTCTTAACGTGACAACAATATGTAGCTCATTGTATTGTAGAGAAGTCAATGGAAACGCCATCTGCGATTTAAGACCAAACCAATTATTTAGCGGAATATACAAGATTCGCCCTCGAATAGATGGCTCTGGACCGGCTAGTGCGTCTGTATAAAACGCATTTGGATAAGAATTGACACGTCCACCTACATTTGCCGGGTCATTTAGTTCCTTTGTATTACCCGACATAACATCAAACAACTCCTTTTTATCAGTAGAAAAATCACGCTGGACTGCCGCTAATAAATAATCACCCGAATATTCTTGGAGTGTATAATTACCACACGTAATGCTGATTTTTGAAATCATTTTCGCTCCTAAATTCTCAATCCATTTGAATTCATATGGAACCCATTCTGGGTTAGGAGCGTCTTGCTGTGGTGGTATAATCGGACTCCAAATACTGGGCAAAGCAACTGACAAATAGCAATCCATTAATAAATCAGCGTATCTTGGTATTTTAAAAGTGAAAGTGGATTCCTCGGATAGGCGCAGTGTTTTAGAACCTTCAAAGTCTACACGAAACTTTTGAAGACCAAAATTAGTATAGTGTGAATAAGTGCTTTTAAAAAAAGTTTTAGAAGGATTGCCATTTAAAACTATATTTTGCTGTCCAACAGATACAAGATTCATAAGTCCTCCTGGCATTTAATTGTAATTATAATACTAACATATTATTTTTTTAACTAATTATAAATGGCATTAATATTAATTTTATAAATACAATTAAAATATTTGATTTTTAACAATGAATTTTATTATTATTTTATACAATTAATATATTATAAAGATAATGTCAAATACAACACAACCAAATTTTTCAGAAGGAGCAAATAAAGCTGGTGACGCTATAAAAAAAGGCGTTAATGATTTATTAGAAATGCAAGAAAATACAGCCATTACATTACTAACATTCCTAACATTCTTAACTATTATAATGGCATTTCTGTATTATTTCTATTTTAATGGTTCAGGCACTGTCGGTGGTATTGCACTAATAATAATAGTATCAGTTATGCTTAGTGTAATCGGTCACGCCCTTATGGGTGCTGCAGGTGTTGCTGTTGGATGCGTTATAGGCATTGTAGTTGGCATAGCCATATATGCCAAGTTAATAAATAGTAAATCTATACGTAATTGTAATTTTATGGACGAAGTATACGGTGAGAGAAATACCTCCATAGGCAACGTAGATGCATCGGCGGGTTATTCTCTATATGACTATTATATTAAAACTGCATACAACTGCTGCAGTGGGGGTAATTACAAGAATGATTATGTCACAATGTGCTCTTTGCAGGATTTATTAAAACAAGGTGTTCGAGGACTAGATTTTGAAATTTATTCAGTTGATGATCAACCCGTTGTAGCCACATCAACTGTAGAAAACTATTGCGTCAAGGAGACATTTAACTATATTAAGTTTAGTGATGTAATAGATACGGTTATAAACAATGCATTTTCAGAAACTGTTCCGAATCCAAAGGACCCGATTATTTTTCATTTGAGAATAAAGAGTGAAAATAAGGCAATGTATAAAAATTTATCAGAAATGTTAGGCAGTATTACTGAGTTGTTAATGACAAATTATACATATGAAGATAAAGATGCAAATGGAATCCCTCAGAACTTTGGCGCAGTTAAACTGTCTGAAATGATGGGTAAAATTGTTATTATTGTAGATAAAAGCAATGATACTTGCTTGTGTAAAGATTGTTCAGAGACAGACGAATGTGGTGACTTCTACGAGTTTGTTAATATGACAAGCAATTCAACATATATGCAATTATTACGCTACAATGAAATAGAATATACCCAAACACCAGATGACTTGATTAATCAAAACAGACAAGCAATGACCATTGGCATACCAAATAAAGGTTCAAACCCCTCAAATCCTAGTTCAGCAGTAATGCGTTCATTAGGCATCCAGATGCTTGCAATGCGGTATCAGAATGTAGATGCAAATGTAGAAGAAAATGATATGTTCTTTAATGATAATAAAAGTGCATTTGTCTTGAAACCTGCAAATATGAGAGCACTTAAGATAATGGTGGATGAGCCAAAGCAACAAAATCCTGCGCTTTCATATGCTACTAGAACAATAACAAGTCCATTTTATAAATTGGATGTGTAATTGATTTTTCTTTTTCAATTATGAAAATAATATTTTAACTGTATATATTATAATATTATTATGAAAAAAAATATATGTGATTCAAAAATGAGTTTTGAAGAATGTGAATTAGCAATTCTTCGTTCCGCAGTAGATAAAGCTGAGGAACGGCAGGGGCGCAAGGAAGCCAATTCACCCGACATTAAACGAATAATTACAATTGTAGAAAACTTTATACGCAAGAAAAAACTTATTTGCTATGGTGGGACTGCAATCAATAATATCTTACCAAAACAAGACCAATTCTATAACAAGGATATTGAAATCCCTGATTACGATTTTTACAGTTCAAATGCACTCAATGATGCCAAAGAACTCACTGATATGTATGTAGATGAAGGCTTCGTTGAAGTTGAGGCCAAATCGGGTCAGCATTTCGGTACATTTAAGGTGTTTGTGAATATCATTCCAGTTGCTGATATTACTATGTTGCCTAAGGAACTATTCAATGCTATTAAGAAGGAAACCATCAAAATATCCGGCATCTTATATGCGCCTCCCAATTTACTGCGTATGGGAATGTATTTAGAACTATCACGTCCTGCCGGTGATGTGTCACGTTGGGAGAAAGTAATGAAACGTCTGACGCTTCTAAATAAGAATTATCCGTTAAATGCAAGTCAATGTGCTCACATTGATTTCCAGCGCAAAATGGCAGACGAAAAGAAGGGGGATGAAATTTATGAAAATGTACAAAAAACATTAGTAGACCAGGGTGTTGTATTTTTTGGAGGTTATGCTATTTCCATTTATGCCAAATATATGCCTAGGCATTTGCAGCGAAAGTTACAGAAGATTCCTGATTTCGATGTCTTGTCTGAGGAGCCGCTAGTTACAGCACAAATCGTAAAAGAGCGATTAAATGATATTGGTATTAAAAATGTGAAGATTATTAAGCGACCATCTGTTGGTGAAATTATTGCACCGCATTATGAAATACAAGTCGGCAAGGACACTGTTGTGTTTATTTATGAACCACTAGCGTGCCATAGTTACAATATTGTTAAAGAAGATGGATATGACGTCAAAGTGGCAACCATTGACACGATGTTGAGTTTCTATTTGGCGTTTTTGTATGCTGACAGACCATATTATGATAAGGACCGCATTTTGTGTATGTCCAAGTATTTGTTTGAAGTGCAGGCGAAGAACCGGTTGGCACAAAAGGGCGTCTTGCGGCGTTTCTCCATCAGCTGTATGGGGCATCAGGAGACAATTGAAGAGATGCGGGCTGAAAAGGCGGAGAAATTCAAGGAGTTCAAAGATAAAAAGAAGACACCAGAATATGATGCTTGGTTCTTGCGTTACAGACCGACTGATACAAAAAAAGATAAAGATGAAGATAAAAAAGAAGGAAAAGGAGAAAAGGACGAAAAAGATGAGAAAGAAGAATCATCATCTAGTAGCCAAAAAACCAAATCCAAACGTAAGAAGACCAAGAAGACCAAGAAACGCAAAGGATTCTTTGGTTTTTAAAAATTAAATATTTTATTATTATATAATAATAAAATGTCGGGAATGACACCAGCTGCATGGGAATCTCAATTTGATACCAATTATTCGTATAGAGAACCAACAAAGGAAGAAAATGAAAGAAACATTGCAAAGCGTGATGCACTTTTTGCCAAAAGCGATAAGGAACGAAAGGAGAGGGATGAAGAAAAAGAAAAAGACAGAAAGAAGGCAGAGGAGGTGGAGACTGACCAAAAATTACAAGCCATTTTCAAGCAAGCTAAAAATAACCCTGAAATGGAAAAAAGAATAGCAGATGTACTTAGAGAATTTCAAGAAAAACAAGCTAAACTTGAAGAAGAAGAAGCTATAAAAGCTGGACATTTAACACCCCAAATAAAAAGAGGATTAATTAACCTATATACCACGATCCGAGATATAGGTAAATCTTATTTAGATGAAACTGGTAATGTAGGGTCCTCATCAGATGACGAAAAAGAAGGTGGCAGAAGAAAATCTAGGAAATCTAGAAAATCTAAAAAATCTAGAAAATCTAGAAAATCTAGAAAGCATAGAAAAAAAACACACAGGCGCCGTTAAATATTATTTTACACGTGTTCATTCAGTTGCAGTCGGGTTATAAACCGCTCCTTATCCTGCTCCTCATTCATATAAATATTGATTATTTCAGCTGGCGAATAAAACTTGTCATTGACTAATTCTAATGCATCAGAGTCAATATCTGTTTCAAACAAGTGCTTATACATTTCGGAAATTACTTGCCTACTTGCGTAAGAAAGTTCCAATGTAATGTCAATACGTCCTGGGCGTTTTAATGCTGTATCCAAATCATCATAATGGTTTGACGATATAATCATAATACGTCCAGGCGTCTCACGAATTCCATCCCATAAATTCAAAATATCATCTAATGTAATTGGGTCATCATCTATAATAGACTTAGGACCAGTAGTCATAATCCCTTTCTTAGTTGTTTCTTCCATTTCAGCAATGGTCTCAAGTAAATCACCCATATTGACTTTGGAAGTCATTGTCATTTCATCCAAATTCAATTTTCTTCCGATACCAAGACTAAAATCTTCGCCATTTTTATTTTTGTTCTTATTCTTCTTCTTCTCTCGGTCCATCACAATATCCCCAATACAATCAATGTCCTCAAACACTATAATCTTCTTGTCAAATGTAACACTATGTTTCTTATTATCATCATTATATCGCTCTTCAAAGAAGATACTATCTAGTTGTTTTTTTGTTTTGAGCAACTTCAAAGATATACATATAATATTACGATTAGTCTTGGCGGCTAGTGCTTTGATAAATGACGTCTTACCAGTACCAGGTGGGCCGTGTATTCCAATCCCAAGTGAATATGGGATGCCCTTGTTGTAATACCACACCTTGTTTTTCAAGAAGTGGTCAATCTTGTCCATTGTAATCATTTTCCTGTCAAAAAATAAGTTATCAAATGACCGTGTGCTTTCAAACACCACCTCCGACCATCTCTCTGACGGACTGTCTTCAAACTTGAGATTTGTTAGTGTATATATAAACCGTTTATCTTTGCGAGTTTGTTCTAAAGATGAAACATATTTTGCGGTTATATCTTCTACAAATTGTTTTATGGTTTCAATGTCGTTTTTATAAGAATACAACTGGATAATAATACGCTCCGTCTTTTGCATATTTGTTCTTTTTACAGAACCTGCTTTTTCATTATCACCCGATGTCTCACTATCAATATATGTGTATGCATATATATCAAACTTTTCTGAAATAAGAAACTTGTCTTTTTGATTTACCATATAAATGCCCTTATCATCTTTGGAATGCATATTTTGCGAAACCATATGTTCCTTTATAGAATAGATTGTTTTGTTTTCTTTAACATTTTCTATAATATGAAGCCAAATCGCCTTGAAACAGTCACTGAATGACGTTGTCTGGTGTATTTGGTTATCGTAATAATTCGTATTGCACGATATTTTGCCTTCATACTCGACAACATTTTTCTTTGTAAAATAATGAATAATATATTCATAGTTGAACACTTTGCTAATTTCTAGACCGTCCATTACATTATTATTGAGCCATTTGAAAAAATAATTCATACTGCTAAGTAAAATAGTTAAAATCAATGTGTCGACAATTCGGTTTCCGGTCTGTATGTTATCAAGCAATACCATATTTGTAGCGCTTCTCGTTGCTCCTGTATTGATTTCCATAATAATTTTATATAAATATTATAGTGCGTATAATATTTAAGTAATTGTTTTGGCAATATGTTAGTTAGTTGCCATTTCATTTGTCAATACTCGATGGTGGTTTTACCCCCAATCCAACTTTCACATAGTGAAGGAATGGCAGACGCTCAAGAATCTTGCATTTATGTGTGTCATTAAACACTTCGTACCAAGACAAGTCCTTTTTCTTGTGCATCGCAATTGTGATTTCACCACGATAAGCGACAATTCCTAATATAATGAACGTAATTATGAGATAATACAATACATTTTCAAACTTGTTAACAATTGAAAATTGCTCTTTATGTATTGGGAACAGTCGTATTTTAAATGGCCAATCCAGTGTTATCCAATATGCGTGGTCATCATAAACTTTTTTGTCAGCTTCACTCGTTATAGTGTTTTTAAGTTCCAGATAATAATCTTTATTCAGTTCAATAAAATACACCAAAATTATTAGACCTATAATTGCCACCATTACTCTAAAATCCAAACGCATTGATAATAAAAATACAAAAAAATATCCAATTGTGTATAGTAGTTTTTGAATCGGTGGAATCAGTTCAAGGTTTCCTGTATCGGAAACAAGCGTGACTAAAAAATAGAATAAGGTAAATGCAATAATAGCCTGTACTATTTTATTGTTCTGAACAAAATTCTTCTGATTGCATGTGAAAAGCCCTGTAATAAAGTTGCCTAATATTAATAAATAAAATATGGCAACTGATTTTAGCAAGTCGGCTTGATAAAATGATATTTCGTTAATTATTGACATTTTAATATTTATATTATACAAATATTAAATTTATACCAGTGAAATTAAAACTTGTTAAATTGCGCAATCGACTTGGTCAATGAGAAGTAGATGAAGCCAAACATACTACTTGTGAATATCAGCCCATTCAAGCTATAATTGCCGTCATTATTGCAGAAAAAGGGCAAATATTTGAAGATCATTTTACGCATTATGGGCAACTGGAAAACAAAGTACAATACGGATAGCAAGAGCGGGGCCTGCATATCATCGTAAATGGTGTCCAGAGCATTCTTAACTCGCTCTTCCGGGTAATCATATGCAGCCGGTTCATCATTAATATAATCTTTTTGGCTAGGTGGCGGAGGCGGGACATAGTTCGCTTGAATAGCTGGGTCATGTGTAAGTTGCTGAGTATTTTGCGGAATGTCTCGACTAGGAAGCGAGGTTGCGCCAGCAATACTGGCTTGTTGCAACCCATTTACGATTTGACTAATAGTAGTCTGATCCAGAGACATACCTTGGCCTCCTTGTTGACCTTGGCTTTGTTGCTGTTGAGGAATCACTTGGTTTTTATAACTCGAAGTCTCGTTTGTGACTAAAGATATATTTCCTCCTCCCATACTTCCTCCCATACTTCCTCCCATACTTCCTCCACCAGTCGGGTCAGTTGGTAAA